TATGAGTTTTTTATCACCCTCAAAAAGTGTTTGGTTTAATACTACGTCTGCCATTTTATTGTCCTCCTACTAAAGAGTAGGGACCATTACGCCCCTACTCAGAGTTTTAGTTATTATTGATCTGCAAATGCAGGTACAGTTGTTGATGTTACACTACCAAAAATTTGATAATTAGTTGTGTCTTTTCCAATAATAGTAATGTCAAATGCTTGTGGTACATTTATTTGAATACTACTGTTTGAGTTACCATCAGAAAAAACAGAACTTATTGCATTACCATCTTGGTCATGAAAAGTTAGTCCACCTACATAAAAATTTGAGTTTCCTGGAGTAACGATGATCGCATCAGTAGCGTCAGCTGCTCCTCCCGCATAAACAAATCTAAATACAGATCCAGCCACTGGTGCTGGAAGTGTGTATGTATTGTCTTGACTTCCGTCTGGAACTAGTAAAACTCTTCCGCTGTGTGTTGCGTTTGTAAGAGTTACATCTCCATCAGAAAGACTTACTGGTCCATCACCTAAAGTTGTTATTTCAGTAATAGCTCCCGTAGTTGCATTTTTACTGACAGTTTTTACTGTGCTTTCAGATCTTAAAGGACCTGAGAAAGTTGAATTTGCCATAATTGGTCTCCTTTTCCGCCAACATAGTCTGAGACATTGTCTACTGCATGAGTCTATGTTGACTGTTTTATATATGCAGTGCGTCGATTATACGCTTTTAGTATAGTGATTGCAAATAAAAAGGGGCCCGAAGGCCCCTTTAAATTGGTTCTTTGACTTAATTATTAAGCACCTGGTGAACCAAAAATACCACGCCAGTCAGAGAAGCCGAAGCTGTATCTTTCTCTAGCTTTGTATCTTACGTTACCAGTTTCAAAATCGCCTTCCATAGCTGTCTTAATAGCTGCTCTGTTGAACATTTTAAGACCGTTAGGAACATCAGTTTTGATAAAGAATGCGTCGTCGTCAGTTAGGTAGTTGTTCACTACATAACCTTGAGGAATCATTCCTTTTGATGCGATAGCGTTTAAGTCGTTATCAGAAGTACCAACTCTTGCTGGTGATTTCATGATTCTTTCAGCTGTAAATTGTAGAGCAGAAGGAATAATCATTTTTACTCCTCTTGCAGCAATTTTTAAGCCTCTTTCATCAGTGAAAGCAGCGATGTCGATTAGAGCTTGTTCTATAGAAGTTTCTGACAAGTCAGAAGCTGTAGATAGCTCATTTCTCTGATTCCCAGATAGTGAAGGGTGGTCGTCAGCCATTAAAGCTTTACCATCTCCACCAGGGTGATTCGTTGAATCAAAGCCGTTATTTAAAATATTAGCGCCTTTGATTTGCTTCGTATTAGCCATAGATCTTGCTAACGCTTTTGTGTAACGTTTTGCAATACTATCATACAAATTGTCTTCTACTGCTTCCTCTGTGATTGCGAAAGCAAGAGCAATTGTTTCATGAGTGTAACGAGATGTGAAAGACTCGTTTGCAGTGTCAAAAGATACTGCAGCACCCTCAGCTTTTACTGAAGCGTTTCCGAAACCAGAAAGCATCACTTCTTCTTCAAAAGCTCTGTCAGAGTTTTCGACGTCGAATATTTCAGCATGCTGATTTTCGTAGTTTTTGTACTCAAGTCCAAATAATGCATTCAGACCTGGCTCTAGCTCTTTAGCGAGCTGTTGTCTTGATATAGCCATATAATTATCCTCCTGCTATTATAGTTCTTTTTTGAACTGGTGCTCGTTGAAGATCACTACATAATTCATGTGACCTGATCCTGTGCTACCCAGTGTATTGTTTTCAGGGTCTGTTGAAAAAGCAACTATTTTCAAAGCACCATCAGTAGCTGCTAGATCAGACATGTCTAATTCACATGCTGATACACCGTTAGCTACTTCTGTTCCTTGGTTTACATAGTTTGCTACTTCGTGTCTGTCTGTAACATCACTGTTAGTTCCAGAATCACCCTGTATTTCGTATTTCATATACGGATCATCAAAAACAAAAGCTCTAATAGAACCTCTTGTTATGTTGGTCTGCGTATAGTTGTTTGCAAATTTTGGTTTTCCCGTTGCAGGGTCAACGTCAATTAAAACACCATTTAAAACACCAATATCAGCTTCATTGTTATCACCGATGTCGATGAAACCAGTGTTACTGTCTTGTTGTTTTACAGGATCACCTTGAAACATAGATGAAGCTTCATTGTCTGCAATGAAGTATTCATTAGTCATAAGGTTTCCGGCTCCGCTTAACGTTCCTACAGGTCTTAAACCAAATGCGGCATCTTTATTTGCTGCCATAGTTTTATCCTCCTTAAAGGTTGTTATTTATTAGCGGTGGGTAGGAATTACTAAATAATTAGTCTTTCTTTGAACCACCAAAAGTTACACGAGTCTGCCTTTCTTGATTGATTGGCATACTTGGGTGCTGTTCCTTTAAGACATCGTTTTCTAAAGCTTCATTACGATCTTGCGTTTTTTGTTTAAAATACGCTTCACGTTGCTTTGCGAGCTCTTCGGGTATCCTTGCCAGCACAAGGCCACCAACCCCAATCACTCCTGCGTATCGACCTTCGTCTACAGTTGGATAATTACTATCTGGATATTCATCTGATCTTACCAATTCCCATCCAGATCTTATTTTACCGGACATGTTCTTTGTATCATCAAAGCCCATGCTTTCGGCGCGTATCCATCTGTGTCTGTAACCGTCTGGCGCAGGCGGTGCATCTAGTGATGATGGAGGAGTCCAAACTTTAGGTCTTTCTTCTTTGACTCTAGTTTGACTCACGCGGGAAGTTTTAACAGTTTTAGTTTCTGTATCTTTTTTAGTCATATGCTTATACCTCCTTCGCGGCTAATTGTTTCGCATACTCTTCGAGTGGCACACCTAATCTTTTAGAAATTGCTACCTGTGAGGGTGTGAGCTTCACAGTTTTTCTGCGTCCCTTTGCGGCCGGACGTTTAGCACTAGCTACATTTTGCACCGGAGCTTGGCTCGGTGCTTGTGTAGATTCCTCCACTTTATCAAATTTATGTGGGAATTCAAGTCTTATTCGTCTATCTACTTCAGAATAATATTCCTGTGATTGTGGATCAAATCCTTCTTCCTCAACAAGTCTTCGATGTATGTCAAATGCAGTATAAGTCATTGCATTATCAGTACCAAACCATGTATTTCTACTCGCCCAATCTTCTGCTTTTGGGTCAATTTGCTGTGCAGCTTGACTAATGTCTTGCTGGTTTGGCATGTTTTGAGCCATTTGAGCATAGTTTTCTTGTGGGTTTGATGCTTTTTCCATCCTCTGTTCTTGTCTTTGTTTAAGCTGACCAAGTCTAGCATTCTCCATAGAAAGGTGTGCTATTGCTTGTTGTGCTTCGACTTGCTTATCAATATCACCAGCATCGATTGCCTCTTTGTATGCAGCTTTTGCAGCAGCCATACCAGCAGTCACTTTACCTTCTAGTTCTTTTGTGTATTGACCACCAAGTTGATCGTATTGTTTCTTTTGATTGTCGGCTTGTTGTTGAACACTTTGTGCATACGCAATAGCTTCTTCTTTTTGCCTTTCAGCTTCACGCATTTTGCGTGTAAGTTTTGCTATTCTCTTGTTAACACCTTCTGAGTATTCGTTGAGTTCTTCTTTAGCTTGCTCGCCAGATTCCGCAGGTGCGTCGACGGGCTGATCTTTTGTTTCTTCAACTTCAACTTGTTCCTCTTCTAATGATTGTTCTGGTGTAGGTGCGTCAAGATCAATCTCTTGTGCTTGCTCATCAGCTTCACCAACGTCTATTGTCTTTTCTTCTTCTTGCATAGATTATCCTCCTCTATGATTACATTGCGTGCAAGATATCTTCGGGATTGTCTATTGTCCCTAGTATCTCGTCATCGTTTAACATTCTTATCTCACCACCATCAATCTCCATTCGCGATCCTGCATATCGTGCAAAGATCACCCAATCCTTCTCCGCGCACCACGGACCTGTAGGATACTTCTCTTTATCCTTGTAACAAAGATCACCCATCTTCAATACGTATCCAACTTGCGTTGCTACGCGCGCGCGATCTAATGTTTCCTGTGCTATGATAATTCCGCCTTCGGTTTTTTCTTTAACCTTAAATGGCATAACAAGTATACGCCACCCAGTAGGGTTCGGTAACTTTTCTAAACTTGTGGATTGTGTTTCTTCTTTAGCTTGTTCAGCTTCTTCTTTATATTTATCTTCTAATGCGTGTGATGTTTGTTTCGTCATCTGGTTCTGGCTCCTTAGGGTTTAGCAGGTTAGAGAGTTCCTGTTTAATTTGATCCAACGTGTGGATCTTACCGAGAATATAGTTGTATTTCTCCATACTGTCAACACCACCGCCCATTAAAACTTGGCCGTTGTTGTTTATATCTTCGTCGAGTAATCTTTGTAGTTTATATATTACGTTTATCGGGTCTATAGCTTCTGACATATTTCTTTTTCTTATCTCCTAGTTTATGCCAAAACTCATCAAGAGGGTTGGCTTTTTGTTTACAGCATTCCCCCGAACGTGCTTTTTCGTCCGTGTGATTATCACACGTTTTGTCTTCCCCCATCGTAAGTCCCCCTTACTTTTTCTTGAAAATATCGGCTCCCTTGAGGCCGTATATACTAGCAACGACCCCGATAAAGAGGCTCTGGTACCAAAAAGGCATACTACCAAACTTCTCAAAGAATATATCTAGCTTCTGTTGTATGTCTGGATCATCACTAAAAACGCTCCATATCAATAGTAACACGGGCGCACTTACGAGCAAAAGCACGAACTCGTCTTTCCATCCCTTGTCGTTTGATTGTCTAACAGCGGCTTGGTACTCCACTTCTCCGTTGGCCATCTTCTGAGAATGCAATAAAGCAGCCTCCGACATAAGTATTTTTGCTTTTTGTTTATTAGCAAAAATAGCTGAGCCGGTTTTTAATACCGAAGGTAGAAGTGAGAGTAATGGTCCCATTAATTATTTTATGATTGCTATTATTACTGCTACGATAATAGCGGCTGCAATAAGTTTTGTTTTCCAACCCATTTCATTCCACTTGTTCATAGCTTTTGCTTTTAAAGATTCGATCATAATGACCTCCTTTTTTTCTTTTTTACACCTGCTTCGCTGAGCGCGATAGCTATAGCTTGTTTTCTATTTACCACTTTTTTCTTAGATTTACCAGATTTAAGTTTACCTGATTTATATTCACGCATTACCTTACTGATTTTAGCGTCTTTTTTCATTACATGTAACGACCAGCTCCACCACGTCTACCACCAGTGCCACCAACAGTTCCTGCATCTTGTCCTACTCCTTTGTCTCCGCCGAAACCTTTGCCTTTACCTCCACCTAATTGTTTCTGTTTATCACTAATACCACCAGATACATCAGTATCAGTAGAAGTTGGTCCAGGTTTACCTTTATCATCCCCTTTGTCTGGGTTAGTAATTGCATCGTACACAGAACCTATAATATTTGTAAGAGAAAATGGATTTTGTCTCATAAATGTGGCAGCAGGTAATGCAACATTACTATAAAAACCATAACCAAGTTGGTCTAAAAAACTATTTTCTGGATCATCTGGATCGTATCCAGAATTTGGACCATACGATGGATTTTCACCAAACCCTTCACCTTGACCAATAGGACTACGATCAGGGTCTCCACCACCGCCCACAGGCACGATTGGTGTTTCTGTTATTTTTTCTACAGGGTCTCCTATTGGAGGAAATAAACCTGGAAATAAATTTATAAACGTATCATCAACAACACCCTGATCGCCTTCGTCTACAACAACTGGTCTTGTTAAAATTGGGTCTGCGCTGAATATATTATTTTTGTAAGAGTAACCTAGACCGCCGTTCGCTAAACCTACGCGGCCGCCTTGGTTAAATATTTCTGCATATTCCGCAAAGTCTTTAATGTTGCTAGGTATATTTAATAAAGTATTATAAAAATTACTTAAACTTTCTGCTGTGTCAGTGTAAAGTTTTTCTCCTTTTGGTGTAAAAAATTCATTTCCTCCAAGATATTCAATAAAATTTGGAATATTAGGATTATCTTGAGCGATAAGTTCTGGAGGAATAAAAAAATCTTGGTCTGCGTCTGTTGGCATACCCCTTAAATAAGTATCACCTCCTGCAGTTTCAGCTAAATTGGTAATCATTTGATCTTGGTCTGTTCCAACATTAGCAATTTGTCTATTGATTATGTTAGAAGCAGGACTAGTTGTTTGCATTCCAGGAATATAAAAATCTTCATCTGCGTTACCTACAGGAAAAACTTTTCCTAAATCTTCATAGTCAACATTACCAAAAAGAAAATCTTCTCCTTCTTCTTTAAGAGCTTCAAAAAAAGTACGGTCTGGAGTTGGAGCTTCAAATCTAGGATCATTGTATGTTTGTTCTGTAAAATTATCTACTAGTTCGTTAATAGAATCCATGGCGTTTGATGTATCAGATGTTGCTTCGTTATCTACTACATCTTCGTCAGCTACTTCTGCCGCTGTTGTGTTTTCGCCACTTGTATCGTCTTCATCAGTAATACCTAGTAGCATTTTTAATTTATCTTCTTCACGTTGACTACGTTTTTTACCACCGTAGTATCCACCAGCACCGCCTATAAGTAAGCCTAGTATGCCTGCTATGTCTGACTTATCCATTAAAATTCCCCTGACTTAATTGTCGCTTGCATATTCTTTATACCATCTTTTGCTAGTGATACACTAGCTCTAAGTTTCTGATGGTCGTCATTCTGTTCCATTTTTTCTTCTGCAAGCTCTCTGTTTTGTAACATTTTAGCTCGTTCTAGATTTAACTTGTTTTCGTCCTCTTCCTCTTTGCGTTGGTTTTCACGAGCTTTTAAATCCAACTCTCTATCCTTAAGTTTCAATAATGGATCATTTTCAATAGTATTCAAGACTTCTTTTTCAGCTACTGCGTACTCAGCCATAAACTCAGAAATCAAAACAGCTTTTCTAGCTTCCATTTTCTGTGTTTCTTCCTGCATAGTTTTTTGTATTTCCATCATCTGTGGATTTTGTTGCATTTGTTGCATAGCTTGTGGGTCTTGTTGCATTTGCATTTGTAATTGTTGTAGCTGTTGTTGCAACATTTGCATTTTTTGTATTTCTTCTGCAAATTCTATTTCAATTTGTTCTTGTGCCATCAATTGTATGTGTTGCATGCAGTTTGTTTGCAGTGCAGTAAGTGCGGCTGGGTTATTTCTAACCACAAGTGTGCCCATAAACTGTAAATGCGACTTCATGTGTGCTTGATGGTCCTGTTTTGGAAATGCTTGAAACTTTTTACCACCTAAAGCCATAATATTCTCCGTTGCAGGGTCTAAAGGTTGCGGTGGAGTTGGTGGTGGTAGTAAAACATCAATATCTTTGACACCTAATGCCTCATACATGTGTCTGTATGCATGATAAATGTTGTGCATTTTAGGGTTTGTCTGTGCTAATTGCAATTCTGACTGTGCAATACTAATTCTTTGCGTCTGTGAAAAGATATTTGGGTCTGCAATTGGTATAATATCGACTCTTTGGTCAAAATCAGCTGCAAAAATCTCTCTTCTACCACCTACAATGTCGTATGGGTATGCTGGTGGTAGGTAAGTTACAAAACAATTAGCTAAAAGCATAAATTCGTTCTTCATTGATGCGTATAAACGTTTGTGTATAGCTGACATAACCCGCGATCCACGCTCCAAGAGCGCAACTGTAGTGCCCACGGCTGCCGATTGGTTGCCTTCGCCCACTTGCATATCAGCAATGCTCGCGAACCGCTGACCGGATTGTACAACTGTACTTAGTAGTGACAATAATGTTTGGTTAGGACCGTTAAATGGTAATGGCATAAATGCGTCTTTTAAGTTTCCACCAGGTGCATCTACGTCACGGAACTCGCCCGGCTGCAACGGTTGAGCTTCGTCTCTAACGCGGATGCCTCGCATTTTAAATCCGGCCGGTAGATTTGACAAGGTGCCGGCGTCTAAGAGTTGTCTTAGCGCAGCTGTGGCAGTCCTAGATAGACCACCTATCATGTGTATTAGGCCGAACCCGTAAAATCCGAGTCCTGGTAGGAATTTGAAATGAACAAAATAATCTTTACGTCTTTTTGACGGATTATTTTCTTCAAAATTTCTTCTAACTGCAAGAACAGTGCTTGTGTCTTCGTCAATTGTTACAATGTACGGAAGTTTTAGTCCTGTTGGTTCCCCAGTCTGTGGGTTTATATCCTCAAACCCTTCAAGATCTAAATTAACATGACACTCTAACAGAGTGTGTATTTCTTCATTGTTGCCTCTTGAGGTTCCTTCTATTTCATCTTTTGTATTTTTTACATCATTAATATCTGACAGCGAACCTTCGCCAATGTCAACGTCTTTATAAAAACCTGCTAACTGTTGTCTACGCAATTCATTAGCTGACATTTTAATTGTGTGAATAATGACTTCTGCATCTTCTAGTGAAGTTGCGTTGTATGGCACAACTAAATCTTCTGCAGGTACAAACTTAGATACACAACGTCCAAGAGACGCATCGTAATAAACTTTTTTAAATGTAGAACCTGACAACGGTAAGTTAAATAACATCTGATCAAACTCTGGCTCATATTCTTTCATCTCGCACATGATTTGATAGTTCATGTAATCTCTAACTCTGTCTGCTTGTCTTTGTCTATCAGAATTTATCATGCCTACAACTTTTGTTCTTACAGGTCCATCTGCTGGTAATAGTTCTTTGTAAGCTAATGCTTGAAATTGTGTAACAGCTTCAGCTAAAACTGGGTGTGTTGCACCTGATGCACCTTGAAAAGGTTCTGATCTGTTTTCGTATTTAAAACCTAATAGGTCTAAACCTTTTTTGTAAGTATCTTCCCAATCTGATCTTGAGCTTTTATACTCATCATAGTTTTCTTCTAAGTCAGCTGCAATTTCAGTTAACACTCCTTCATCTAAATACTCAGCTAAATTAGCTGCGTGTTCTTGTGCGCCCACCATCATTCCTGCAGCAGGATCAAAATTTATTTCTGCTCCACCATCATCAGTCATTTCTACATCAACGTCACCACCCTCTTGGAATTCTTGTGGTTGTTCTGCCATTAGTTCTACTTCTTCGTCGTAGACTGTTTGTGGAACTTTGAGTTGGTTTTCTAGTGCTTTATCTATAGCCATTATTTTCTCCTAAATAAACTTCCCATGCCGTCTGACGCTGGGCCTTTTAATGGCGGTACTGTACCACCGTTTGCTTTTTTTGTCTTCGGTTTAAATGGTATTACGTTTGAACCTGGTTCTTTATAAGCAGTTTCGTTTGGAAACTTATATTCATCAAATAAATATGCTCTAAAGTTTTGATAATCTGCACCATCAACCTCCATAGCTTTTAAAGAGTCATCTATTTGACTTAACATCTTACTTCTTGTTGCTTCAGGTAACATACTGTAACGAGCTCCGCTTGCTATGTCTTCATACAAATCAAATAACTCTGCTTCAGGATTACCTCTCGGTCCTCTGACTTTATTTATATCATAAAGTTCTTTGTCAAAGTTTTTTTTCATTGCTTTTTGAAATTCATCTTCTCCAACTTTAGTTACTTTTTGTTTGTATGTTTGTTTTGCACCAAATGGTTTTACACCTCTTGCTGCAAGTTTAGCGGCTTCCATAATACCTTTACCAATTAAACTACCACCTGCAAACATACCTACACGTCCGCCTTGGTTAAAGTCACCTGCACCTTGTTGGTATAACATTTCAAGCATGTCATCAGGTAATTCTTCACCTGTATTATAAAAATGTTCTGCTCTTATTTTTTCTTTGTCAATTAATTTAAAGAACACAGCTTTTTGTTCGTCTGTATAGCGTGGTGAGTCTTGCACCATTTGTTCTAGTTCACGGATTGTCATTGTATCTAGTGGTGTAGCTTTTGTACCGTCTGCTCTGTCTTTTAGTATTCTTTCAAGATCTGTGCGTGGATCTCTAATAACATTTACAGCTTGTTGCATGTCAGCAGTTTTAGCTGGGTCCATACCCATGTTTGCTTTTGGTCTCATTAATAATAATTCTTTTATGTCTTGTCTTAGTTTTGGATCTAATAAATAATTTAAACCTTTGCTAGATAGTCCTCCAAGTTTCATTCCAACACGTCCACCATCTGCTTGTTTAGTTCTAGCTAATTTAATTTTTCTAATCATTCTTTCTAATGCTGCAGTTGGTTCAAAGCCATCTTCTATTTCACGCATGAACATATCAACTGCTTCGTTCTTTAGTTTTTGTTCGTCAAGTAAGAACGTAGATTCAGTCAACATATTTTTTGACTGTGTTTCCATATCACGCATTGCTTTTAAAATTCTATCTGATTCTTCTTCAACTGCTTTTGCTGAAGTGATGCCTTGTTTTTCTTTTGGAAAGAATTGCATCTCTCTCATCATTTTTCGTCCACGTGCAGAATTTGGATTTATAACTGCTGGATCTTTACCCAAGATCATTGTTTGTAAATTTTCTAACGCGTCGTCTTCTGCTGTCTCACCTAATACTGATTTTCTAAATGAAGTGTATTTTGGATCAGCCATCATTCGTTGCATGACTTCAGCTTCTAATAATTGTCTGTCTGTTGCAATTCTGTTTTTAGGAGCGCCTTTTAATAGAGTTGATATTTCACCAAAGTTTTGACTTGTTGGATCAAAGTACTTACCTCGGTCTTTAAATAAAGAACCAAGTCCTCCTAGAATTCTTCTCAGTAATTCTTTTTTCATTAATAGTACGTCCTTTGTTGTTGTGGTAAAGGCTCATCTTCGTAATCGTCGGGATGTTCTACAAAACCACCTTGTCTAAATCTCATTACTGCTTGAGTCATGCTGTCCACTAAGTCATCGTGCTCGCCTAGTGGGAATGCAGCGCATTCCTCAATCACCTCTTCTGCCCACTTCGTTTCTGGTGCCCAAATCATACCAGATTCAAACAAAGGTGCAACCGAGTTTATTCTACTATGTTTATCATTTCCCTTGCTAGGTGTAAAGTTAATAACTGGTATGCCAAGTTTACGTAATTCATAGGTCAATGGCAAACCTGATGCTTTTGCCTCCACAATCACCGTTTCTGGCTTCCAATAGTCATATTGTTCTTTTGCTATTCTACGCAATTCTGGGAACTCAAATCTGTCTTTTACCATGTCAATTAGTATTAACTGCGGTCCGCTGTCCTCGTCTGGTGTAAATACGCCCCATGTTGTAATAGCAGAATAGTCAGCTGTTTCTTTTTTCATAAACGCTGTATCATAACTTTGTATGACGTGTTGTAGCGGTGGTAGTTTTTCTTTCTCCCACACTTGCCACCATTCACGTTTTATAATACTGCCTTCTGCTGCTGTTGGATTTTGTTGGTATTGTGCATTCCATTTTAGTATACTCACGGATGCTTTTACCGCTTCCAGTTCTTCAAGCTTCCAATAACCAGGCCAAACGGGTTTCCCGCTTGGAAGTATGGCTGGGAATTCTATCACTTCCCATTGATCTGCTTTTGGTTCTGCTTGTGCTTTTATCAATTTTCCAGTTAAGTCAGCAACGTTCCATCGAGTCATCACAACAATTATCCTGCCTCCAGGTTGCAAACGCTGCCGCGGTCCAGAAGTATACCACTCATACACTCGATCGTAACTGGCCATGTTCATTGCGTCCTGTTCCGAGTGTGGATCATCAATAATCAATAAATCCGCTCCACGGCCCGTGATACTACCTCCAACACCCGCTGCATAATATTCACCACCTTGATCCGTTTCCCATTTACCGGCGGCTTTAGAATCTTCTCTGAGTCTTGTATTAAATATTTTTTTAAAATCATCCTGCTCCATTAACGTTTTTGCTTTACGACCAAATCGTACTGCAAGTTCCGCGTTATTTGTTGCTTGGATTATTTTTAGATCAGGTTTGTTGCCGATCATCCATGCAGGCAAAAAGTTAGATGCAAATTCTGATTTTGTATGTCTTGGTGCCATGTTGATAATTAATCGCTTGAGCTCGCCTCGTGCGACGCGGTTAAACTTCTCAGCCATTATCTTATGGTGTTCACCTTCTATAAAATCTGGCCACATGTGTTTTACAAAACTTAAAAAATCATCTTTGATTGCTTGTTCTTTTTTCTTTTCATCAAGCAACAATAATGTTTGCAAATATTCTTTGCGTGTATCTTCAGGTAAGTTTTTTAATTGATCAGGAGTTAGCATTCGAAAAAATTTTGTAAAAAATTTTGCACCTTTTGTTTTTAAGTGTGAAAACGATTTTAGACCATATCTATTTGCAGATCAAGCATATAGTGCTGGCATTGGGACCCCTGTTATATAAAATCCGGGGTACGGGGGTGGGGTCGCAAGTCTGGCAGCAAATGCGCAAGGGTCCCCTATTGCAGCGAGCGCGCAAGGGGCGCAGTTTAGAATGAGTCTAAGTTGCAAAGAAAAGTAAAAAAACATTTGACAGGTTTTTACAAATACTACAATATTGTGGGATAATAATAGAAAGGATAATATATGAACGAACAATTAGTTAATCATCATAAGATTGTGCAAGACGCAGAGATCATGACACTTGGAGAGTTTATACAAGAGCATGGTCAACAATACCTTGACTACTACGAGCAAGTGCAAAGCAACTTGTATTATAAAGGTGATGATGAGAAGTAAAGCAAGATACTGTGTGAATTGTGGTAAGAAGTATTACCCCAATTCATACTACGCATACCCTCGAGGCGATAGCTGGTGGGATGGGGAGCGATGGCAATACAATGAAGTACCTAACATGCACACGCGATTCCATTCACAAAGTTGTATGTTGGGGTGGATTGCTATGCACTCATTAGCATTTGCGAATTTAGTTGACAGTATATCACAATTTATGATAGAAGATAATGA